ATATTAAAGAAAGCAGGATGGTAATGAGCGCAGATATTGATATTGACTTAGCCGATAGAGATCAACTATTAAAATTAATTCAGGCAACGCCCGCAAGACAAACTACTCAAGGTCAAGTCCGCAAACACAACAGTGGAGTATATGTCACTGACATTCCTTATGATCCTATAAACGAGTGTGCGGCTATAGATTATGAACAAGCAGAAGATCTAGGCTACTTTAAAATAGACTTGCTTAATATGAGTGTTTATCAGTTAGTTAAGAGTCCGGAACATTACCAACAGATGTTAGATCAAGAACCCAATTGGTCACGACTATGGACTGACCCAGAGTGGGCTAAGAAACTAGTTCACGTGGGCAATTATACAGACTTATTGGCTACTATGAAGCCTGATAGTATTACTAGAATGGCAGCATTTATTAGTATTATTCGTCCGGGCAAAGCTCACTTACAAAACAAACCCTGGAAAGAAGTATTTGAATCAGTTTGGGATGGCGACGACAGCAGGGGATTTATATTTAAACATGCACATGCTATAGGCTATGCAGCCTTAGTAGCATTACATATAAACTTGCTTAGTCAAGACGGCGAACAAGCGTAATTGACTTACGCTTAGATTTTTTACGGGCCATTTCACTCAAACTACACACTGGACCGTGTAGTATTTCTAAATCTTTATTAGTAAATGTTCGCAAATATGGCTTAAACAAGTCCCATTCTGCTTTAAGGAATATATTAATAGGAACAGAGCGGTTACTTTCCCACCACCAAATATTGGCTAATTCTAAAAATTGTTGCTTGCTTTTAGTGTCTTGTATAGCCCCAAAATCGTAGATTGTAGTAATTAAATCATCCTGATTTTGCACAATACCAATGTATTCATTAGTGGCATAGACACACAGCGTTATAAATGGATATTTTTCAGCTAATTTTGTAAAAATGTCATTGTTCATATTATGGGATATTTATACTTTGGAAACAACCATTTAAACTATAAATACAAATATGTATTCTACGACCGCTTATCTTTACCAACAAATCACACGAGTGTTGCTAATAGACACGGATGATGGAGAAACTTTTACTTATAGGTATAACCCTGTGTACGCAAAACGACTAACAATTAATAAAGGTGTTGACAATGTTCTTTTGTTCGAATTTGTTAACCAAGAAGAAAAGCCCGTTAATATTACGGGTAGTTCATTTATGTTCCAGGTGATAAACACTCTAGGAACTGAAATATTATTTGAATATCCAATGGTTATATTAAATGGCCCTTCTGGACGTGCTAAAGTAACAATTCCCGGAAGCGACACATTAGAAGTGTTAGCACAACTAGCAAATTACAGTATAAATTATAGTCAGCCCGGCGGATTGACCCAAGCGGCATTTACAGATGCACAATCCGGAGCTAGTGCTCCTATAGAAATTGCAGATAGCGTATACCCACGATATGTTCCTAGTTTCCCATTAACTATTCCTGATACTAAACTATCAGCACAAGGTAGTTATGCAGGTGCATCATTTGCAAATTATCCTGCATATCCTAATTATTGGGCAGGCAATCCCAATGGTGCAAACTATTGGAATTCGTTTTTAAACACAGAATTCTTTAGTAGTTTTATTGTTCCTACGCAATCAATCACAACAGTGCAGATGGACTTAATTGGTTATACAGGAACGATAAAAGCACAGGCAGCAGAAAATTACGAAAGTATACCTTACAACGTAACTGAAAGCACAACTTATTATAACTATACTGGCACAATCTTTATGAATATCATTGGTTGGTATCCATTGGTTAGACTAGCGTTTAACAACAGTATATTCTCAGTTCCAGACCAACCAGGCACACCAGCTATTGCTTATGCTATTTGTGAAAATGGACAAGTTAGTAGTATTGTAGTTCAAAATCCAGGTTCTGGTTATTTGGCACCTCCACAAATTGACATTATTGGCGATGGGTCTGGTGCTACAGCCGAAGCAACTATCATCAATGGTCAAGTATCTGAGATCACTGTGACCAATCCGGGTAATGGTTATTGGGTAGTTCCAAACGCTGGAATTAATGTTCCATATTATCCGGTTGCTCCAAATAATCAAGGTGCTATGGTTTTAATTAGCACAGGCTTTGTGGAAAATTTATACTACAGATAATTTGATTTTTACCAAACAATCTGCTATAATAGTAGCATGATTGATGTGGTCACTTACCTTCCAGCAAAACGCAAACAAACCTCAAATGGTTGGATAAGTTTCAACGCACCTTGTTGCACACACAACGGCGAAAGCTCAGATCGTAGGCAACGTGGCGGCATGAAATCCAACGAGCGAGGTTGGAGCTATCATTGTTTTAATTGTGGATATACCGCTAGTTTTATTCTTGGACGTAATCTAGGATTCAAAGCTCGCAAGCTATTACAATGGCTGAATGTTCCTGTTGAAGAAATTGAACGTATTAATCTTGAAAGCCTTAAACATAGAAACATTGAAGGCATACTAGAAGAACGCCAGCAGGTTTCTAATGTTATACAGGGCATTGAGTTTGAAGAAATTGATTTGCCAGATGACTTTATTATCGCCGACGAAAATACTCCAGAAGTTTGGGCATATCTAAAAGAACGTTGTGCTCCATTAGACTACCCATATGGTCTTCAAGGAACTCCTTATGATGCAAAGTATAAAAGCAGAGATGGCGTTGTTATTCCCTTTACGCACGATAAAAAAATTGTAGGCTATGCTACTAGATACTTAGATGATCGAACACCTAAGTATATTAATCACATACCGCATGGCTATGTGTTTGGCACAGACTTACAGCAAGCAGACTGGCAGTATGCTATAGTAGTCGAAGGTGTATTTGACGCATTAAGTATTGGTGGACTAGCAGTGTTACATGCAGACGTAAACGACGCACAAGTTAGACTAATACGTAGCCTAGGCAAGGAAGTCATCGTCGTTCCAGATCAAGACGAAGCTGGTATGAAATTAGTAGATCGTGCTATTGAGTTAGGCTGGAGTGTAAGCATGCCTGAGTGGCCCGCGGACATTAAAGACGTTAACGACGCAGTAAGAAAATTTGGAAAGTTGGGCGCATTGATAACTATAATGCAGGCTAGAGAAACTAGTAGAATTAAAATAGAACTTCGCAAAAAACAGTTAATAAAAGGTTTTAAGGCATGAAAGATCACTTTACATTTAATGGTAAAGATATTGTTGAGTCATTTCGGCAGGCATTAGCCCGGGGCCAAGAATTTATTCAAGAAAATCCAGAATCAACTTTTCAAATATTATTTGATAGCACCCAAGAACAAGTAGTTTTAGACTATCAAGTGGTGAGTCAACTCAGACATTTTACTTCGCTATTTGGCCCAGGGGATGTTCCGGGGCTTTGCTCAGAAGGGGATATACAAGCCATAGCAGAACTTGCCAAACGATTGCCTGCGGCGGGCACTTTTGTTGAGCTCGGCCCCTTATTTGGTAAAAGCACAGTTGAATGGGCAAGAAATTTGCGCAACCTCAATAAAGATTATAAAATTATTGCCATTGACAGTTATAATACTCCACTTGATATTATCAAAGCATTATTAGACGAGGCAGAGTTTGATATACCACCGGGTAACAACCAACTTGAAATTTTTAAACATTATACTCGAGACTATGATAACATACGTCCTCTTGAAATGTTATGGACATTAGATTATAATTTTGACATGAAAGTTGCCGGTGTATTTGAAGATATGACCTCTACAAGTAAAGCCGAACCTGGATTATTGGATTATTGGTGGGACCGTATACAACCGGGCGGTATGCTATGCGGTAAAAATTATGGCAACCCGATAGTGGTAAAATACGCAGTCGACCAACTTGCCTTAAAGCACGATTGTGAAGTAGAACTATTTGACAACAGCACTGTATGGTGTATAATTAAGAAATAATATGCTAAAAGACTACGGACTAGATGTCCAGAAACTATTCTTAGAAATGATGTTGCAAGACGCAGAATCGTATGTGCGTGTGCAGAACATTTACAATCCTGAAAACTTTGATCGCAGTCTACGCCCAGTAGCGGACTTTATTGCGAAACATAGTAATGAATACAAAACATTACCGTCGGCCGAGCAGATTCGAGCGGCAACAGGAGTAGAGCTAAAACATATTCCAGAACTAAACGAAGGACACTTTGAATGGTTCATGACTGAGTTTGAGCAGTTTACTCGTAGGCAGGAACTTGAACGTGCTATTCTTAAATCGGCAGACTTATTAGAAAAGGGCGAGTATGATCCTGTAGAAAAATTAATTAAAGATGCAGTGCAAATTAGTTTGACCAAAGACATGGGCACAGATTATTGGGCCGATCCTAAAGAACGTATTAACAAATACTTTAACAGTGGAGGACAAGTAAGCACTGGCTGGCCACAGATGGATAAGATCTTGTATGGTGGATTTAGTCGAGGCGAATTAAACATTTTTGCTGGTGGATCTGGTAGTGGTAAATCGCTTGTTATGATGAACATAGCACTAAGTTGGTTACAAGCTGGACTAAGTGGTGTGTATATTAGTTTAGAACTTAGTGAAGAGTTATGCGCCTTAAGAACAGATGCTATGTTAGCAAGTATGAGCACAAAAGAAATTCGCAAGGATATTGATCAAACTGAACTTAAAGTTAAGTTGGTTAGTAAGAAAGCTGGACAGTATCGTATTAAGGCACTACCAGCACAAAGCAACATTAACGACATTCGTAGTTACATTAAAGAAGTTCAAGTTCAAACAGGTATCAAGGTAGACTTTATCATGTGTGACTACCTGGACTTGTTAATGCCAGTTAGTGCTAAAGTTAGCCCAAATGATTTGTTTGTCAAAGACAAGTATGTGTCAGAAGAATTGCGTAACTTGGCCAAAGAACTTAATGTGCTATTTGTAACAGCGTCGCAGTTAAATCGTAGTGCTGTTGAAGAAATTGAATTTGACCACAGTCATATCTCGGGTGGTATTTCTAAGATTAATACAGCAGATAACGTGTTTGGTATTTTTACAAGCCGTGCTATGCGTGAGCGTGGCAAGTATCAAATTCAGTGTATGAAGTCGCGTAGTTCTACAGGTGTAGGACAAAAGATTGATTTAGACTACAATATCGAAACCATGCGCATTACTGACCCGGGCGAGGAAGCAGGTCCAGTTAATTCGTTTGCCAAAGGTAACTTGTTAGACAGTATCAAAGCTAAAAGCACACTAACAGCTCCTAGCGAGCCTAGCCCGTTCCGCGACACTGAAGAAACTGGCAAAATCACTGCAGATGTTCAGAGTGCTAAACTAAAACAATTATTAGGACAAATTAAAGCAACATGATTGATTCTAATTTAGTAGACTCTGCTGCCGCACAAATTAAACAAAGTTTAACCAATCGTCAGTCAGTTGGTGTGGGTTGGTCCTACGCCTTGAACAACATACTTCCTCAACCCTTGCTAGATAAAATTAAATCTGAGTTCGCTATAAACGAAGAGTGGACTACCGTGCATTATCAAGAGAACAGTGGACGCAGACAAATTCCGTGGAAGCCCGAGTCAGTGATCGAAGAAACACATATGGCGTTTGAAGCATGTAATGAATTAGTTGGTGATATTTTTAAAGAAAATGTTAAATTAACCAGCGTAAATTTTTGGAGCGATCCTGCTGGATATACTATTCCTCCGCACACCGACAACAACAGAGTAGGCATAGCTATTCAGCTTTATATAGGCGACGCCGACCAGCAGGCAAGTGGCACAGAATTGTTTGCTAATCCAACAACTCAAATAACCAAGTTTCCCTGGATAGATAATAGTGGGTATATTCTGCATAATATTCCAGAAAGTTTACACGGATTAACTTCTCTGGGGCCACAAAGAACCAGTATCTATGTCATATATCGATGATCAATTATGAAGATATACGAGATGTTCATTTAGAAATCTCTAGTCTATGCAATGCCAACTGCCCGTGGTGCCCTAGAACCTTTTGGGGGTATCCTTATAACGGCGGTTATCCTGAAGTGAACCTAAGTTTAGAATCGGCTAAAAAAATATTTACTACTGATTTTTTACAACAATTAACAAGCATTTATATCAATGGCAATTTTGGAGATCTTGTAATGAATCCGGAATCCCCAGACATTGTAGATTATTTTTTTAGTATTAATCCAAAATTAGAAATTCGAGCAAGCACCAATGGATCAGCTAGAGATAAACATTTTTGGACTCAACTGGCACAAACACCTATACAGATACAATTTTGTCTAGACGGACTTGAGGACACACATCATTTATATAGACAAAATACCGTGTGGAAAACAGTGATACAAAATGCTCAGACTTTTATTGCCAATGGCGGCACAGCTATTTGGAAAATGATTCGATTTGCCCATAATAGTCATCAAATTAGTGATTGTAAAAAACTTAGTAAAGAGCTTGGATTTTCAAATTTTTATCTTATCAATGATGGACGTGATACTGCTCCTGTGTTTGATCGTCAAGGAAATTTAGTTCATGTCATGGGCAACTATCAAGGAGAAACAGAATTTACTGTGTTATTTCATCGTAAAAAAACAGATTCTGTGCTATTAGAAGATATTATACAAGATCGTAGTCCGGCTAATTCAATTAGTTGTAAAACAAAGGAATTAAAATCAATTTATATTGCTGCCACAGGCGATGTTAGCCCTTGTTGCTATACTGGATTTTATCCTCGAACATATGGGTATGGACAATATCATCAGGCCGCTAATGCTCAGTTAATACCTTTAATTGCTAAAAATAACGCACTAGAATATGATTTATCAGAATGCATTAAATGGTTTGATTCTGTTGAAAATTCTTGGAGTCTTTCCGACTATAATAATGGACGGTTAGTAATTTGTGATGATATCTGCGGCCAAAAGCACTAAATAATAAAAAGGTCCTGGACTAAAATGCAGAAAAAAACTCGTAGTTTATTAGAAGAATTGGATGCTATGTATATTGAGCGCGATCAGCGCCATATCATAGAAAATCGTGCCGCTAATGTTATTGCTAGTGCTATCCGTTTATTAGAACAAATTGACGAATCATATGCTCCTGACGTAGCAGAGAATTTAAAGCGCAAACTTCTGAATGCTATTAATCAGCGTGATCCAGGCAAATTTACTAGAACTGTGAGACGCACTGATGCAAATTCATGAACTAACATTAAAGACAAAAACCCAAGTAGATGAAGGCATTGCCGACACCCTTGGTGCTGCAGCAGGTAAAGCAGTCTCTGGCGTAAAAAATGTAGGCAGTGCTGTAGCTGCACCATTTAAAGATGTTGCCGGCGGGTATAAAGCCGGACGCCAAGATCAAAAAGTTAATGCCATGGCCGATAAAGCCTATCGTGCATGGAAAGGTTACGAAGCTCAATTATTAAAAGCAGATCCTAAGGCTCGTGAATCTGGACAACTTGAACAGCAGTTATTAGCATTTGTAAACAAAAATTTACTAGGCGGTATGTATTTGCCTAATGTAATCAACAAAGATAAAATTATTAGTTTAGTTAAACAAATCGGTGGAGCCAACCCTGGCGCAACAAAAACAGCACCAACTACACAGCCGCCTGCTACACAACAACCTCCTGCCAAGGCACACACCGGTGGCAAAGTTGCTGGACAACTAAGTCAAACTCCTGGAGCAATAGCTAAGAGAGATGCCAGAGCAAAAGCTAAACAAACACCAACTCCAAATGTAGGAGGTGCTGGAGCATTTGGTCAAATGGCAAATCAACTTACTGGAAATACTCCTAATACTATGGCTAATGCTCCGATTAGTAAAGTTAATGTAGCAAAAACACCACTGGCACAACAAGGAAAAACTGCCGGCAAAGGCGGAGCAGTTGCACTAAACAAAGCCTCTAACAACTTAGCCGCTACACAACAGCCGCAAGTAAAACCAAAATTTGGCCAGGCACCTACTGCGGTAAAAGGTGCTGCACGTGCTGGTGCACCTACACCAGCTGAATATGAAAAATTACAACAAAAAATTGCCGCCGCAAGTAAAAAACCCACAATGAATGAAGTTTCACCTACAATAAAACCTATTACACGACCTGTTGGTAGTTTAGCATCTCGATCAAAACTTAGAAATGCACCGGCAACACAAGCGGCTAAACCAGCACCAGCACAACAAGCACCTGTTCCTGCACAACAAGCACCAGCACCAGCACAACAAGCACCTGTTCCTGCACAACAAGCACCAGCACCAGCACAACAAGCACCTGCAAATCCTAATGAAAAAGAATTGTTCAAACAATTAGTTCAACAGTCAGCATTGGCGCAGACATCAGCACCAGGTGCTGGCAGTGGATCTGCCAGTAGACAAGGTCAAACTGGTAATGCACCTGGTGATGTTGAAGATGCTCGCGGCATGGCCGACACATTACGCCAACAATTAGATCCGGCGATCGCTAAAGGATTGCCAGCACTTGGAACTACAGCATCAAAGTTAACTGGTAGTCGTCAAGTTAAGTCAACTGGCAATCCAGCAGCCGACGGGCTATTAACATTAATGGGCTTCCAGGGTCTATAATGAACATATTTGAAGGCGGCAACGTATTCAAGGATGGTGACGGTCGTGCCTTAACCCAGCGTATTAATCAAACTGATGTTAAAACCACTCTGGCTTGGCTTGAAGAAATGCTTCCTGGTCTTGATTTACAAAATAATACATTAGGGTCAACTGGTATCAAAGATACATCTGGAGACTTAGATATTGCTGTTGATTCACGTCAACTAACAAAAGAACAATTAGTAGCACAACTAACACGTTGGGCACAAAGCCACGGATTTAAACCAGAAGAGTGGATTAAGAAATCTGGCACAGCAGTTCATTTTAAAACACCAATTAATGGCCGTCCTGATTTAGGATTTGTTCAAAGTGATTTTATGTTTTTAAACAATGTGCCCTGGAGCAAATTTGTTCTAGGTGCTATGCCGGCTGACAGCAAGTATAAAGGAAAAGAACGTAATGTTCTTATGAACTCTATTGCTAAAAGTATGGGTTATAAGTTAAATCAAAATGCAGGTATTGCTGATCGTGCAACCAATCAACTGATTACTGATGATCCTGATAAAGTAGCAAAATTACTATTAAATCGATCAGCTACTCGACAAGATTTAGCCAGCGTAGAATCAATGTTACAAGCATTAAGCACAGATCCTCGTCGCGATGCTAAACTAGCAGATTTTAAACAACATATGGAACGGGAAGGCATTCCATTTTTGGAAGATACTATGGAAAGTGCCGATCCGTATATTGAATATAATGATGTAAACTTCTTAGCTCGCTTGCGTGACCGTATTGTTAATCAAGGTATGCAGAAATTAATTGAAGCTGATAATAAACTTCAAGTGCAAGGTGGGCAAGCTAAGGGTATTGAACACTTAGAAGATTTAGTATTCCGTAACGGTAGTGCTGGAATAAAGAAAGCATTAGATATTGTTCGACATACTTCTGCTAACACAGCAGGAACTACTACTGTTAAATGGGATGGTAAACCAGCATTGGTATTTGGGCGTGATGCTAATGGAACATTTATATTAACTGATACTTCTGGATTTACTGCCAAAGGCTACAATGGATTATTTACGAGTCCTAGACAAGTTAGACAACACTTAGCTTCAAGAGATGCAACAGCTGCAGAGCAAGGCAAACCTGCCACCCGTGTTGCTGAATTAGCCCCAATATACGACAAACTATGGTCGATGTTAGACAGTGCAATTCCTAAAAATTATCAAGGATTTTTTCAAGGTGATTTATTGTATATGAATACTCCACCCGTTGATGCGGGCAATTATGTATTCACACCAAATACAATAGAATATAAAATACCAGCGGCTAGCGACATTGGTCAACGTATTGGTGCAAGTGATGTTGGAATAGCTATGCATACAAAATATGCAGAACCTGGCGCACCTAAAGAACCAATTGGCAACTTTAAATTTAAGCCTGTTCCAGGATTGTTATTACTTGAACCAGTATATGCTAAACAAAATGTTCGCCCTGACACTCAGGTAGTTAAAC